GGAGGATCGAGCTAAGCAGTTCGACCTATATGCATTGCTCTTGGACTAAGCATTGCACTTGGCAGATCGGTGTCCTGCTCAACTCGCTCCCTGAACTCAAGACGTCCAGGCCAAGCGTTCACCACTTCTCTCCGTGACAAATCACGGAACAGCGAATGCATGTCCACCCCGTAACAGGCGTCCATGACAATCGCTTCCAAATCCTGACCGTACCAAGGCACTGTTTCTACAAATATTTCTAGCGCTTCGATGCAGTCCGTGGTCATTGAGTATCTCCTATACAAGGAGTATCGCTCATCTTTCAACCACTTTGAGAACCGTTCTGGAAAAGCGAGCCGACGAGCTATTTCAAATGGTTCGCGATGTGGCCTACCGGCCTTCCAGTTGTGTCCTAGGAAAGGAACACTCCCTCCAAGAGCGACACGTTCACTCTTTTCGGCGCTGACGATTATACCCAATTCGGCAGCAGCAGACTCTATGGCACCAATTTCTAGGTACCAGTCATGTGCTACAACACTGTCGTCACCCAGGACGCAGACATCCTTCGCACGTAGCGGTCGACCCGTAAGTCGAATCCACACGTAGTTTAGGATGATTATGTTGCAAACACTGTCAACCAGCGATGTAAAGGCTGAGCCCGAAGGAACTCCTCGGTGCACCTGCCACATCGATCCATCTGGAAGAACTATGCGAGTGTGTATGAAGTCATTGATCATACGCTTCCAAAAGACAGCGTGCTTCTGATCAAGATTGAGATGCGTCCGTAGAATACCGAAAGCATCATCAATCAACCGCGGTGCAAGGGATGCATCAAACCCTGAGAAATCCAAGGCATAGATGTAGCGCCTGCGCGAGTGCATGTCTACCAGTCTTGATCCGATTGACCGGAACGACGCGCCGAACGCGAAGGCCCTCCTTCCCACCAGGCTCTCGTAGCAGGGCTTCGAGTAAGCCGTAGATAGGATAGTCGTAGCCAACGGAGCAGCCCATACGAGGCGACTCTTCGGCGAAGTTCTCCCATGCTGTACGCGGTGCAGAGCCAGAAAAGGACTGAGGCTGGATGTCCCGCCAAGAATTGAAGCACACTCCCCAATGATCCGGTCGGTGTCCACATCCTCGTTGCGACAAAAGTAA